GTCTCAGTAAGTTAGAGCAGCAGAGGATCCAGAGTTTGAAACTTTCTATACGAAAAACATCCTCCTCAATGAAGGACTCCGTGCCTGGATGGCTCCAGTAGACCAACCACACGAAAACTTTGTATTTCCTGAAGAAGTGTTGCCAAGAGGCAACGCTCTGTGATATAATAAGGGGGTCAAACGACCCTCTTTTTTATGTTTAAATATATCCTTGCTGGTCTCCTGTTGGGAGCAGCACACGGTATGACTGTCCCAGTAGAGGCAGCAGAGGAGAAGATTACTAAGGGGTATCACACCTTGGATGCCATGGGTTGTATGCTTCTTCGAGAATGCACAGATGGAGTTGATGAAGTTTACTCCATGCTAGACATTTCATCCGAGTATGAAAACACAGAAGAATTCACTGCTCATGCACTTGAGTTTAATAACATGCTCATGTCACTGAATCAAATCGGTGTCAAAGTTTTTCTGGCAGACAGTAAGTATTTTCCTTTCACTCACCGTGGTGCTTATCATACTGTAAGTAATAACTTTTTCCTCAATCGTGAATACATGGGTCGTCCTAGCACCCTCATGTCTGTGATGCGTCATGAAGGATGGCACGCTGCACAAGATTGTATGGCAGGCACGATCAAAAATAGTATGATCGCTATCATCATGAATGAAGAGGACGTGCCTATGATCTGGCGCACACTAGCAGAGCGAACCTATCCACCGTCAGCAGTGCCTTGGGAGGCAGAAGCATCATGGGCAGGACGCACTGAGGGTATGACTCAGAAGGCACTAGAGTCTTGTGCTCGTGGCACTATGTGGTCTGATTATGAAATTACACCACTCACCCGCAAGTGGTTGATTGAAGAAGGGTATCTAAATAAAGAAGGCAAGAAATTGAAGTAGCGGATGTCATACGATCCCCCCATTCCACAGAATCAATACAGACCATATGGGGATTTTGGACCAGTTTGTGATTCCTTAGTCCCATCTAGAGCATTACCAGCGGCAGTCTTAGATACTACAAATGAGTGTAGTGTTGATGCTGATTGTCCTCCTGGTTATATCTGTGTAAATGGTAGGTGTGTACTTGAAGATCAAGAATATGAAACTATATGGGATCCACCTAGTGAGATTGGGGGACCTCAGGTCAAATGTAAAGTAAGACTTTTAGATGATGGTAGTATTGAATACTACGATTGTAAAGCAGACTATCTTCCTGATGGTGTAGACGCAGGAGAATACGATTCTGAATGCATTAAACTCAATGGTAAATGTTATAACTTTAAAAAGGTAACAGAGGTTGATTTAGAATTACCTCCCTTCGATGATTTCACAGTCCTCACCCTTGCACAGTGTAATCCTTTTGATCCAGACATCAATATTCGTCCGCAAACTTTTTATAATAATCTAGGTATAAGATCTACACAATATGCTAATCAAAAATCTTTTCCTGTTACTTTCCCTGTACAGGGTGGAATGGCTGATGGGTCAGGACAAGGTAATGTCACTTGTAGGTTTGCTGCGGATGGCAACAGTGTTACCGTCGAAGGCACTAAAGGTGGTGCAGTTGGTAACGCCTCGTTTAAACTTGAGTGGGACGATGATCCCAATGACGATGGCACTGCTTTAGGAACTATCACGGTAACCAATTCGGAAGGTGATACTATTTCCTTTACCCAATCGGGTGAGAGTGGATCTGAGGAAAAAACGATTGATATCCCAGGTACATCCACTTCGTTGACAATCACATATACTAATTTACATCCTTCTAACGATCCTATCAAAGTTATTGAAGATGGTAGAAAACTTTGTTTTACGGATGGTGACAGCGATGATTGCAATGCAACATTTACAATTGAATCTGTAGCAACTGAAGAAGGTGGTGGTGTTAGTTTGTGGAGTGATGAAGCAAATTTATATGGTGTATGGGTAAACCCTGCAGTGTGTACATTACCTTGTCAGTTACAAACAGTTTCATATCAAATATACTTCGATCAAACTGAGACCTATCACTTTGATTTTGGTGCTGATGATATTGGGGAAGTATTTTTAGATGATGAAACAGTTCCGTTTATCACGGCAACTACTCCTACGATGACAAACCCAGCCATCTTTCCTGATGCCACTGGACCTACAAAACTTTCAAGGCAAATTACTGAAGGCACTCATACATTAACTTTTAATGTTACTAATAGTTTTATTCAGGGTAAAGATAAACAGTCATATTATTTTGGATCTGATGTAAGCAACTACGGTGTTGCATCATTCGATTCTAATGGAGACCTTGTAGTTACTGGGGGAAATGCAGACGTTACGTTTAGATTTGAATGGGATGATGATCCCAATAATGCTGGTCTAGCATTGACTTCCCTTGAATATGCTGCTCTCGGTGTGTCTTTTACATATAACACTGAAGAGGGAGAATCTGTAATTACTAAGAGCGTAGCTCCAGGAACATATTCTATTACCCTTCAAGGTAATAATGGCGGTTTTGCTGTACAAAGTGGTGATCAGAAACTCTGTTTCTATGATAATAGTGGCACTGACTGTAATGCTAGTCTCGTTATTAGCACTCCTCAAGGTGGTGCTGCTGTTGCTTATCAACTCTATAGTAACTATGCTCCTACGATCTTCCAAGCAGCACCTGGATATAGAGATACCGATCTAGCATTCATCAACCAAGATGGATCAATTAGATGGACTGACACGAATGAAGATGGAAACGTTGATAAATTCGATGGTCCTTTCACTGCTGACTTTAATATGGTTGGTGGTAGTGGCACTGGAATGATTTTGAATTTGACCCTCAATATTTTGCTTGGTATTGATGCTGGTCTTCGGGCAGCAACCATAAAATTGAATGAAATTGTTAATCGTGGTCAAGGATATCAAATTGGAGATCTTCTTCAGATACCTGGATATGAATTTGATACTCCACCTTTAAGGGTGAGTCAGATTGTACAAGATGACTGGTATACTAATTTTGTTTCTAGTAGTGCTGTCTTTATCAGGACTTCTGAGCAACCAGGATGGACTCAAACTGGTGGTAGTGGTAACAAAAATGAGGTAGGTGGATTCACAGTGCCAGTTGACAGTAACACTGGTAGGTATCTAAGTTTTGGTGTAGTTGATGAAGAGGGTGCCAATCAAGCATTGGTAACTACCAGGACATGCAGCTTCAATATGAATCTTACTGGTGTCAAACGTTTGACTTTCCATATGATCGCTGGTAATGATGCTAACGGTGGAGAAAGAGTTAATGATGTTTCAGAGTCATTAAGATTTAGTTTTGATAATTCTAGTTGGATTAGACCTGGCGTCTCTGCTAAGTTTGCAGGCATATCATTTGCACAGTATGATCCTAAGTATGGTGATTGGTATACTTATGTTGTTGATGTCCCTCTGCAGTATCAAGTAGCGAGTCAAAGATTATATTTTGAGCAAAGTATCTCTGGTCAACCAGAATATGCAACTGGATACAATGGTATGAGTGATGCTGCTTTTACAGCAGCATATCAAAATGGTGGTGATGTATTTGGTATCTATCGAGTCGATACTGAGGGGATTGGATCTGGTTATAGTTGTGATAATATTTCGGAAGAATCTTACAGTTGGAATAAAAATCCTGGCGGTTGGTATATGAAAATTTGCAAGTTTACTCCTTGCAAAGCTGAAGAATCTCTTACTTGGAATAGAGTAAGCAATCCACAGTGGGGCACATTTCTAAATGCTTATGCTGTTTGGATTAGTTATCAAGACCCAGGTCCTTTTAATACCCCATACAGTATACGCTATAGAATTTCAACTGAGTATGATGATACTCTCACTCTAGAGTATCAAGCAGATAATAATATGACCATTAAATTTGATGGTCAGCAAGTAGCAAACTTTAGTTTTGTACTTGGTGGATCTCCATCAACTACAACGATTCCTAATGTAACTCAAGGTGATCATGTCCTTGAGATGACAGTCACTAATGTGGCGTCTCCTGGTGGTGACAACAGTTGGGGTAACAATCCTGCTGGTGGTGCTTGGGTACTCAGACATTCACAAAGTCCTGGATTCAATCCATTCGCTTTTAGTTTGTATACTAACTCAAACAACCCAGACTCACTAGCAAAGGATCAGTTTAATCCAAGTAAGTTGCGTGCTTGGGCATACAATAATGATGGTGGAGCATCACAACTATGGTATCCCCCAGATAATGCAGGTGGATTTGACCAGAATGGATTTAGTGGTTATAATGATGAGCCAGGTAATCCTGATTATTCTAGTGATGGATTTATATCTTCCAATTTAAATGAGTGGCACTATTCTAATGATGGTGGTGGTGCTCAGTTGTGGTATGAAGTTGGAGAAACTGTGGAGGGTAATTATGAAATGATAGGTGGCAGTGGATCTGGTATGATTCTTAAGATAGAATTGAAAGGTGTCATTGAACCCAATAATGGAAACCCAGATAATAGTGCATTTCGAGTGAAAGAAGTTATCGATCCTGGCACTGGATATCAAGCTGGTGATGTGCTAAACTTTGTATTTTTTACTCCCAGAAGATCTGCTGCTCAACTCGGTGGATACAGTTTTATTCCAGATCCTATCAGACTTGACTCTGTATATCAGGGTACAGGTGCAGAACCTACAGATTTTGTTGAAGAAGAGTTTGACATGATTGGTGGCACTGGATCTGGTATGAGATTGAAGATCAGACTAGAGCCTCACACAGGTAGTGATGGCGGTAATAACAATACAAAGTATAAAATTGTAGAAGTTATTAACGCAGGGACTGGATATTCTCTCAATGATGAGTTATACTTTAACTTTAATACACCTCGTAGAATATCCCTTGGACTCGGCAACACTACATTTACAACTAGTGGGGCACAAGATTACTCAGTAAGGTTAGATGGTCAAGTTATTAGGACTAGTGCAGACTTAACCAGCAGAGCTAGTGGTCCATATTGGAATACTAGGGAGGCAGTTGGATATGAATACACAACTACAGTTAATGAAAACGTTGCTCAATTTTTAGTATGAAACTACCCGATAGAGAAGACTTTCCCCCAGGTATTAGAGCCTTGATGGATATGGGTGCTGAGTGGCAAACTTTTGCAGACCCAGCTGCCATTGCAAGACTGCCTGCCAATCCTTTGAAGATAGAAAAACAGAAAAAGGAATCGCAAGTTGCATTGGTAGCATATAGAAAGTATGCTGAAGAGACACAGGCAATCATCTCTCGGGTAGAGCAAGGGGATATCACAAAAGAAGTTGCGGCAGATTTGATACGGAAAGCACAAGAGGCGATGGAAGTCTTCAAGAAAAATGCTAAGTTGTAAAACTTTATAAATAAATCTCGTAACGTTACATACTGAAACACTTGACGGGAATCCGTCAGCGTGTTATACTAATTCCAACGCAGACGAGTCGAGTCTGCTTTCATCTGCGGGTAACCATTCCGCAAGTAACTAAAAGGTAAAACAACAATGATCAAATCTTTCATCGCTGCAGCAGCCGCTGCTCCCCTTTTCGCTGGTGCCGCAATGGCAGGTCCCTACGTCAACGTAGAAGCTAACTCTGGTTTCACTGGTTCTAACTACACTGGGACCGCTACCGACCTGCACGTTGGCTACGAAGGTCCTATCGGTGATGCTGCTTCTTACTATGTCCAAGCAGGTGCTACTGTCAAGAGTCCCGATGGTGGTGACGTTGACACCGTTCCTTCTGGTAAGGCAGGCATCGGCGTTGCTGCTACGGAAAATCTCGGTCTCTATGGTGAAGTTTCCTTCGTCGGTTCTGGTTCTTCCAGCGTTGACCGTGGTTACGGTACTAAGGTCGGTCTGAAGTATTCCTTCTGATTCCTTACTACATAACGTAGAAGTAAGGGGACCTTCGGGTCCCTTTTTTATTCGGAGATCATTATGACATTTGATGTGTATACTCGCAGAGGTTGTCCCTACTGCACAAAAATTAAACAAGTCCTAGAGGCAAAGAAGTTTAACTATAAAGAATACATGCTAGATCGTGACTTCGATCGTAAAGCATTCTATAGTAAGTTTGGTGCTGGTAGCACATTCCCTCAGGTTATTATGGATGGAAAGAATACTGGTGGATGCACTGAGACTGTAAAGTATCTCAGAGAAAACAACCTTTTATGATGGTTCCTAAATAATTGAGCCAGTTAGTTAGGGAGGTTGGTTTCCGTTAACGTAAATTAAAAGGAGGGAAACCATGCAGGTCGCACTAGTAGTCCTTGTTACAATCGGAGCATTCATCCTAGGGATCACGGTCTCTTGGTTAGCGAAAGGTTACGTTGAGGACTTTATCGAAAACGCTGCTTACGCTAAAGCAGTAACCCATCCCGAAATGTTTGACGAGGATGGTAACATGTTACAAGATGACTTAATTTACATCAGACCAGACACTCAATATTGGAATGAATGGGTTGATGAAGAAGATGATGAATGACTAAGGAGTAAATCATGCCTACAACAACAAACAGTAGCACCCGTCTACTGCTATCTGAAGTGCTAAGAAAAGTTAGTAATGCAAAGACGAAGCAGGAAAAAATCAACCTGCTTCGTAAACATAACAGCACAGCACTGCGTCAGCTATTGATCATCAATTTTGACGATAGTCTAGTTTCCATTATGCCTGAAGGTGATGTCCCCTACACACCTAATGACGCACCTGCTGGCACGGATCACACACGTCTAGAGCACGAATATAAAGGTCTCTATCGTTTCTTCAAGGGTGGTGCAGATAAACTCCCCTCACTGAAGCGTGAGAGTATGTTTGTGCAACTCCTAGAGGGTCTGCATGAGAGTGAAGCAGAATTGCTTGTGCTCTGCAAAGATGGACGCCTGGGAGACAAGTATAAAAGAATTACCAAAGCAGTAGTTTCGGAAGCATTTCCTCAGATCGAATGGGGGGGACGCTCTTGAAATTTATTGCCAAAGAATGTGACCCATCTATTGCACAAGACAAGTCACTCCCCTATACTGCATACTTGGTGGAATACCTGCAAGATGGTATCACCAAGTTTGATTTGGTATATGGCAATAAGAAATCTGAGATCTTTGATTATTATTGGGACTTGTATAGACATGACCTAATAACTATGATCCAATCTGAAGGTAGAGTGAATCCTAAACTATGGAACGATCCAAACCAGAAAAAGAAAAAATGACTACGGTGTATCTCGATAAAAGGGCAGAGGAAGTCCAAGCAGCAGAAGCAGCAGCTGAAGCAGAAGTAGAAGCAGCGAAAGAAGAAGCAAAAGCAATGGGGCAGAAAGTCCTTGTAGATATTTGTGGCTTCCTTGTCAAACCTCTTGTCCTCATGCTAATATGGAATGCAGTAATCCCAGGCATGTTTGGTATCACAACACTTTCATACTGGTCTGCCATGGGAATCTATGTGATTTCTCGAATGCTATTTGGTAACAACAAGAATGACTAAAGTATGCTTGGTCTCTGTCACTCCTGAGGCAGAGAAAACAATTGGTTATATTGCTCGTGTAAGCAACCCTGCAAACCAGGAGAATCCTAAGGTTGCAGGACTGTTGAAGTATTGTATCAATCATGGACACTGGTCTGTGTTTGAGCAGGCAACAATGACTCTGGAGATTCATACTACTAGAGGACTGGCGGCTCAAATTTTGCGTCACCGTTCATTCTGCTTTCAAGAGTTTTCCCAACGCTATGCTGATTCTTCCCTACTCGGTGAGACGATCCCGCTCCCAGAGCTCCGTCTTCAAGACCACAAGAATCGGCAGAATTCTATCGATGCTATTGACCCGTTTCTTAAGCAGAAGTATGAGATCCTGATGCAGCATCACTTCAAAGCAAGTATGGATCTATACCAGCAAATGCTTGATGATGATATTGCAAAGGAGTGTGCTCGTTTTGTGCTTCCCCTCGCCGTAGGAACCAAACTCTACATGACAGGAAATCTCAGGTCATGGATTCATTATATCAATCTGAGGACTGCCAATGGCACCCAGAAGGAGCACATGGACATTGCAGAGATGTGTAAGCAGCACTTCATCTGTCAGTTTCCAATCGTCTCTGAGGCGCTTGGATGGTGTCCTGAGGGTGACTGTGGATGCACCCAGCATCTTGACGAGTGTGACTGTATACAACCATCATTGAGGATCGACTGATGCCTACTTACCCAGTAATAAATAAAATCACAGGAGAGAAACAAACTCTCTATATGAGCATGAAAGAATACGAAACCTGGAAGGGAGAAAATCCTGACTGGGATAAAGATTGGATGGAAGGTGTCGGTGGGGTAACCTACGGATCCCCCAAACAGTCTGACGGATTCAAAGAAGTCATGTCCAAGGTGCAAGCAAAGCACCCTCGTGCAAACCTGAGTCGATACACTTAAACTATGGCTAGAGCAAGAAAACGTGGCAATGGTGGTCCTCCAGTCCCCCCAGGTATGTCTGCTAAACAAATCAAAAGAAAGAAACCGATTGATAACTCCTACATGGTGCCTATCAATCCTCTGACTCCCAACCAAGAGACTGCTTTCGAGCAGTATTCAATGGGTCAGAATCTGCTGCTTCATGGTGCAGCGGGCACTGGTAAGACTTTCATCACTCTCTATCTTGCTTTGCAGGAAGTGCTTGACGAATCCACTCCTTATGATAAAATCTATATCGTAAGGTCTCTCGTGCCGACTCGTGAGATTGGTTTCCTTCCTGGAGACCATGAAGATAAGTCTGCACTCTATCAGATTCCATACAAAAACATGGTTAGATACATGTTTAGTATGCCTGATGACAATTCATTTGATATGCTTTATGACAACCTCAGAGCGCAGGAGACTATTTCTTTTTGGTCTACTAGTTTTATTCGTGGTGTCACTCTCGATAACGCTATTGTTATTGTCGATGAATTCTCTAACCTCAACTTCCATGAGTTGGATTCGATGATCACCCGTATTGGTGAAGATTCTAAGATTATGTTTTGTGGTGACATCACTCAGTCTGATCTTACAAGAGAGAATGAGAGGACTGGCATCGCAGACTTCATTAAGATCCTTCAAAACATGAAGGAGTTTACCTGCATTGAGTTTGGTATTGAAGACATCGTGAGATCTGGTCTAGTCAAATCCTATCTAATCAATAAGTACAATCTCGGATTCTAATGTTTAATTTTATCAATGTCGATATCGATACTCCCGATGTCGAACCTGTGACTGAAAATGGGGTTAGGTTTTATCCTATCCCTGGTGCTGATAAATACTATCCGAGTGTTACCTCGATCACATCGTTTAAAAACGCTGCATTCTTCGCACAATGGCGAAGAAAAATTGGTGAGCAAGAGGCAAACAAAATCACAGCACGA